GGTTATGCACGGTTCACACACGCCACACACCGTTTAATGTGCATGGTCTTTACCCGCCTCTCTAACGGGCTAACTAACGCTGGTTAAGCGTTGAGGATTTACACCTGCACACAGTCGCGCCGCTGTGAGGCACCAATGGAATTGGCGTACTTAAGTTTTAGAAGGGGTCAGTGGCTTCTCGCTGCTTGTCCGCTGCCAGTTTTAATAGCTCTTCAATTATCTTGCTGGCCTCAAACTTTGTTAACTGTTGCAAGCTTGCCACCTCTTTATTCAAAACGTCTTGACACAATAGCCAGAGGCTTTGGTCATCAGTCAAACCAGCTTTGCCGGCTTGTATTTTTATCATCTTTTTTTGAGGGTCCGTTATCGGGCCGTTAGCTGCTGCGGCTTTCTTTTTATTTGTCTCAGTCTCAACTATGCGCCGCATAGCCAAACGGTTTTCATCCTCAGGCGTAGTAGGGAAGGGGTCCTCAACGGGCTCTGTAGGCTGTTGGCGGGCTTGCACGTCATGGGCACTGGCAATGCTTTTATCTATGCCAAAGCCCATGTAACCCAAAGCGCGGCCCAATGCTGACGTGAAGCCCACCATGCGCTCACTATGCCGGGTAAATGGGGTAGTACCTGGCAAGCTTTCTTGCGCTGAAGCAATGACCGGCAGCGGGTCTGTTTCGTCACGCCAAACCGTAACAGTGCAAATAAGCACAGTTGCGTTGCCATACTGCTCAACCGTTGCGCTTGTCTCTTGAATACGTAGTTTTGGGTGCACCTTAAGCGCCATAATTAGGCGCTCATTAACGGTTACGTAATCACCTAAATTAAATGCCACGCTGCTTGCCTTTCACTAGGAATTAGAGCTGTACCGTATCCGTTGGGTGCAATACGGTTTTACTTTTAAGCCACGTAACCAACTCACTAAATGAGCGCAAATGCTGCTTGTCACAAATCAGCATTTCAGCCGTTAAAAGCCTTTGCTTATCGTAAATATCTTCCACGCGCCAATACTGCTGCGTAGATACCGGCACCACCAAAATTGCGTTAGTGGTCTGCGAAACAATGCAATACGCAACCGGCTTACGGGCCTTTTTTACGTAGCCGTGCAACGTATCCACAATGAGGCTGGGGTGGGGGTAGTCAAACGGTTTAGCCCCAAATACGCGGCTAGAGCTCTTTACCTCAAGTACCCCGGCAGGCGTGATTACGTCTTTTTCATGCAACGTAAACCGCTCACGGTCCGCTTCGTTTTCAGCAAATTCAAGGGGCGGCAATTCAGCTGCTACGCCAGCGTCAATAAGGCACTCAGCCACATACCGGGCGTAATTGTGACCCAGCTCAAACGCTGCCCGATAATTAAAACTGGTATCAGTCATATTTGACAAGCGTTAACAGCGTGGATATTTCGGCGCGCAACTCTTCAATAACGCGCTGCTGCCTGACCAAATGGTAGGCAGCCTCGCTCATGGCAAACGCGATATTTGCTTTAGTTAAACGCTCTGCAAGCGCTTCAAGTGTTTCAGCTGTTTCTTGCGGGCTCATGGCTGCAACCAAAACAAGAGCCAAACCACAATGCCTAAGCACGTAGCCACGTAAGCCTCACCCGTCATACGTTGACCAAACCCCAAAGCCTTTGGCCTCATGCCAAATAAGCAAACCGGCAACCAAATTGGTTATAGGTTCAAACAAATCTTCGCAAGTTTCAATAATGCCGCGGGCCTGCAACCAGCCCACTTCGTTATACCGGTTAGGTAGCCCCCAGGTTGGGCAATGCACCTGCAGCAGCCCATATGAGCCGCCCTTATCTTTGTCACCCAACGCGGCAGGCTGGCAGCCGCTCTCACGGCGAAGAATAACCGCAAGAGTGGGCAGGGTATGCTCAGGCCAACCAACCTGCCGCGCTTTTTCAACCCAGCCCGTGCACGTCTTAGTGCTGCTAACCGTAGTTGAGGGTGCCGTAGTGGTAGGAGTGACCACTACAGAGCTACTTACAAGCGTTGTAAGCGTTTCAGTGCTTGCGTAAACCGCTGGGGGTACTTGCGTAAGGGTGGCGGGTGCTTGGGCGCTGGTAACGGCTGACAATGCGCCTATAAAGCCCATGCCTACGGCAACCATTTTGGCAAAATAGGTAGCCACGTTATGCGCCCTCGCCCGTAGGGGTAGTGCTCATATGGGCAAGCCGTTGAGGTGGTCCCCAGGTGGCCCACCGGTCAGCCCTAAACGCAAATTGGGCAAGGCTTATACGCCCGTCAGGGTGCCTAAAGATTTGCACCATAATTTCATGGCCTGTATCTAGTTTGCCGGTTAAAACCTCATAAAAAATAAGGTTTGGCTTTTCTTCATTGGTCACGCTGCGACCCCCTTTTTAGTTGTAAGCCCATAGTAGGGCTGGGGTGCTAAATGGTGGTGGATTTGTCAAACGCCTGCCTGAAGGCTGCCGTGACGTTTTGTGGGTGCAAGGCCATACCTAGCGTAATTTCTATATGCAGCCAGTCACCTTTGGGGCTGCCCGTAAATAGTTGGGTTTTGGGTTTTACCCACGCTTCGGCTGCATGGGGTTTAGGTACGCCCATACCTACGCGGCTGCAATTCCAACTACGCCCAAACGGTTCAGGCCAATAGTCAATAACCAACTGCACCCCAAGCAGCTCCCAGTTATCTAAAACGGTTTGCAAAAACGTAATAGCTTTAGCGCGCCCGTCACTAACCCCAAGTTTGCGCGGCTCAATAAACCGGTAGCTTAAATCCATTGCTACGCCCCGCGCATGGTTACTAATCTTGCCGGGCTTGCCTCTGATATCCCTAAAAACAAACGTGCCATTGCCCCAAAGCGCGCCGCCTGAATACTTATTTGCCAGCTCTACCCACCGCTCAGTACCGGGCAATTTATTAGTGACTACCGGGTAGGTAGGTACTTTGTAAACAGCTGGCATTATTCCGGTTTATCTTCTTTAGCTACAAATAGGCAGGCCGTTTGTTTATTGCCCAACAGCGTTGAAATGTACGCCAAAACGCCTGAAACTACCGGGATACTTAACGCAATAATTTGAGGGTCAACGCCGTTACTGTGGGCAATGTAGCTGCCTAACGCAATAATGGCACCCTTGAGGGTTTGGTCTGCGGTTTGTAGTTGCGCGTTTTTATTCATTATTAGGGTTTGGCGGGTATGGGTTGGCCGCTTTTATTTGTGCTACGGCTTCACGCCAGGCCGCTTCGGTTCCGTCGCCGCGTTGCCACTCAAAAAATAAACCATCAGATTTAATTTCATATTGAGTACGGCGCGTATTTTCTACTATTTGGCATTGGTTGGCGTAATCCACTTGCGGCCATTGCGCGTCTAATTCAGCTTGTGTTGGTTTGGGGGTATCACTAAACCATTGCAAACTTGCGTAATCGTTATTGTTTAACGTCCACTGGCTATTGGGGTAATTTGCTGTTAAAACGGCTGTGTAGTCGGTCATGCTGAAACCTCGCAAACAGTAATGGTGCTAATACCGCGTGCGCTAGTGGCAGCGTCAGTATCCGTTTGTGCCCGGTTTACATACAACGTGCCCGCCGCACTATTGCGCGCTTGAATTTTGTAGGTAGTTGCGCTTGTAGTTGCTGGGCTATCTAAAAACACTACAACGCGGTTAGCCATTGACGCGGCACTACCTAAGTTAATTGTTCCCGAAACTGGGGTACGTGACCCGGCTACATCACCAACTGCAATAGCGGTACTACCTCGCACCACTTGAAAAAAATGGTTAGCAAGACCAACGTCATTACAGCCAGAATATTCTACGTAAACCAAAACTTTGCTGCTGGTTGCGCTTGGCGTAATACTGACGCTAAGGCCAGTGACATCTACAAACGTTGTAGAGGCGCTGGTAAACGTATCAGATTTAGTGGTGCTAACTACTTGCAAAATACGGAAAGCGCCGCGCAACAAATTCATATTGGCCGCGGTCAACACATCCCCAGCCGTAAAACTTGCAGGTAGCGCGGTAGGGGTAGCCATATTGCCTATCTTATCCTAAAACGTAAATATCATCTAACAAACTGCTATCCAAAACAAACAATTCCACAATGTTTACGTCACTGGTATAAAACCTGACCGTATGCCCGGCAGCAAAATCTATAACCGCCTCAATACCCTCAATAGCTACCTCTTCCGTAATAGTGCCTACCCCGGTTATTTGCTTGCTTACCTCAAGGGTCGTACCTATGTCAGCTTGGGCAGCGTCATCACGCTCAAGGCTGCTGAGCAAAGCAAAATTGGTTTGCACTGACGTAAAACGCGGTTCAGGGGTCCCAACAATAAGATAGGCGGCTGCCGCGTCAATTTCGCCCTGCTGGTGCAAAAGGCTGTTGGTTATGTCCGTAGCTTGCACAAAATAGGTGGCTTGGCTGCTTAAATCGTTTTCAGTAGCGGTTTTGTCATCTAAGGCCGTGACGGTTGCCCGGTTAACTACGTGGGTAGCGTCAAAAGCTATTTGCAGGTCATTGTATTTAGTGCCTAAACCG